AAAGGTAAAGAGCACCTAAGCTGGCGGTTGATTGTCGGCGGGGCAGATCTTGTAAGGTTTGCTGAGTTAGTGCCCGTGACAGGCGAGAAAGGGTCAAAACTCCAGCGCATCGCGGAGCGGACGCGCGGCAAGACACACTATCCCGAATACGATGCTATCCCGAACGGGTGGCAGGAGCACCTTAACATAGGCAAGGGCACACTGCGACTACAACATGGCATCCGCGTTGACAAGCATTACAAGCGCGGAACGGCCCGACAGGTCGTGTCCAAGATTGCCGAGATAGACGATAACGATGCACTGCGGCGGTTGTGCAGCCCTGACGTGATCTGGGAGCGCATCACCAAGATAGAACCGCTTGGCGACTTGCCAACTCATGATATTGAGGTGGAGGGCACGCACAACTATTCGGTAGATGGCATTGTGTCTCACAACACAACCACCATCTCGCGCCTGTTCCCGACGTGGCACCTGGGCAACAACCCGGAGCACCGCGTGATCCTGGCGAGCTACGGCGCGTCGCTGGCGGAGAAGAACAGCCGCTACGCGCGCAACGTGCTCATGCTACCGCGCTACCAGGCCGTGTTTCCGGGCGTGGCGCTCGATATGGCGAGTCGGGCGGCGGATGCCTGGGACTTGGCAGCGCCGCATGAGGGCGGGCTGGACGCTATCGGGGTAGGGGGCGGCGTGACCGGCAAGGGTGGTCACATCGTTATTGTAGACGACCCGGTAAAGTCACGCGCCGAGGCGGAATCGGAAACATACCGTGAGAAGGTGTGGGACTGGTTCACTGACGACCTGTATACGCGGCGCGAGCCGGGCGCGGCGGTGATCGTGGTCATGACCCGCTGGCACATGGACGACCTCGTGGGGCGGCTGCTGAACCGGCAGCCCGGCGTCTGGACGCGGTTGCGGATGCCGGCGCTGGCCGAACCCGACGACAACCTGGAGCGCAGCGAGGGCGCGGCACTGTGGCCTGACCGCTACCCGCTGCGCGAACTGGCGAACATCCGCTCAGCGCTTGGCGAATACAGTTGGTCGGCGCTGTACCAGCAGCGACCCGTGCCGGCAGAGGGCGGGCTGTTCAAGCGGGCGGCGTTCCACCTGATACCGCGAGCGCCGGAAGTGACGCGGGCTGTGCGCTACTGGGACTTAGCGATGAGTGACCGCACCAGCGCGGACTACACGGTCGGCGTGCTGCTGGGGCAGACGGAGGCTGGGCGGCTGGTCGTGCTGGATGTGGCGCGAGCACAACTGGACTGGCCATCAGTGCCGAGCTTCATGGCAGAGACGGCGCTACGTGACGGGCCGGACGTGGCGCTGGGCTTCGAAGAGAAGGGCTACATGAGCCGGGCCGGGCAGGAGTTGGCGCAGGATAGCCGTCTGCACAACTTCAGCATCTGGGGCTTTCCGAAGGACAAGGACAAGCTGACGAACGCGCTCCCATTCGCCGCGCGGGTGGGACAGGGGCTTGTGGACGTTGTGGAGGGGCACTGGGCCTGGGAGTTCATAGACGAGCTATGCAGCTTCCCGGCGGGTGAACATGACGACCAGGTAGACGCGGCGAGCGGGGCGTATGGGATGCTGGGGACGATTGCGGGGAGTGCGAGCCTAACGTATGCAGACGAATACACGATTGGGGCCGGTGATTTCTAGGGCGCGACGGGCGCTGATTGAGCGCATCGAGAAGACGCTCGACCCGCAAGCGCCCGCCTACATGGTGCGTGGGCCGGAGCGCATGATCGACGACGGATGTGATTACGACCGGGGCTATGACCCCAGGCCGGAGATCGTGAAGGCAGAGGACGCCGCGATGAGACGGCGCGGAAGGGGTAACAATGACGCAGAGTAAAAGCAATTATGGCGGCAATACCCGCATGGCGGTGGAGTTTACAGCGTCCATTCCCAGCGGATCGCCCACCAGCACGACGTTTGAATACCCATTCGGCCTGTTCGCCCTGGGAACGATCACGCCGTCAGGCACTATCCCGGCGGCGGCGGGCACGCATATCAGCATTCATGCCCAGGACATCTGGGGTGTGTGGCGCTCCGGCCTGTCGTACGAGAGCGGCTATGCCAACTGGTGCATTCTTTTCCCAACGGGCGGGGTGATGCATGACATGCCTCCGGCGTGGTTTGGCGTGGCGGGCAGCGCGCGCTTGGTGCTAACCAATGGCAGCGGGAGCGGCGTACCGGCGACGGGCTCGCAGGTGTTCTCGCTGAGCATGAAGGCGTGACGATGAGAACGCGGCTGGCAGTCTGGCGCGCCCGGATACGGGCACAGTGGCGCAAATGGCGCACGCCGCTGACGGCAACAGGGGCGGCGATCCCCGCGCCGGAGTACGTCATTCATGACGGCGTGGATTACAGCCAGCCCGCGCTACTGCCGTTCTGGGTCAAGGCGCATGGGGCGAAGGCGGTGGGCACGTTCCTGGAATCCACGCAGCGCCAGACGATGCGCTTCCAGTTCGACTCGCCGTACCGCAGCCAGGCGTATGACGGCCCGATCACCATGCCAACCGAAGACCCGTTGGAAGAGTGGTCATTCGAGACGCGCAAGGCGGTGCTGACCAACTGCCACGCGGCCTACCAGCGCAATCCGCTCGCCAAGCAAGCCGTCCAGATTACGCGCCAGTTCGCCGTAGGGCGCGGGCACGTCGTGACCTGTCGCAATCAGGACGTGCAGGCGGTCATTGATGAGTTCCGGGCCAATCCTGAAAATGCTATTGAGGAAATGGACAAGACACTACTCCAAGACCTCCAGGTAGACGGGGAGATTTTCCTGCGCAAGGTGCCGGATGGGAACGGCGGCGGTGTGGTGGTGCCCATCCCGCCCTGGCACATTGTAGAGATTGAGACCGACCCAGGCTTCTTTCGGCGGGTGTACCGCTACCATCTGCAATACAGCACGGGCACGCAGAGCACGACCAGCGTGGGCGGGCAAATTGTAGACGAGTGGATCGACGCGGCGGAGGTGCTGCACGTTGCGGTCAACCGGCACAGCTACGAGTTGCGCGGGCGGCCCGATCTGTTCGTGGTGCTGCCCTGGCTGCGGGCATACAAAGAGTGGATGGAAAACCGGGCACGTCAGAACATGTGGCGCGGGGCGCTGCTCTGGGACGTGACGATCAGCGGGGCCACGCCCAACAACGTCGCCAGCGCCGTATCACGCTACACCAAGCCGCCGACGCCGGGCAGCATCATCGTGCACAGCGACCGCGAGGTGTGGCAACCGCTCACGAATAGCGTGGGCGCGGCGGACGTGTCTGAGGACGGGCGGCAAATGAAGCTCATGACCGCCGTCGGCATGGGCTTACCGGAGTATATGCTCAGCGACGGACAGAACGCCAATCTCGCCAGTGCGACGGCTCAGCAGTTGCCCGCGCTGTGGAAGTTCACTGACGCGCAGCAGACGATGGCCGAGCAGGGATGGATGCCGGTGTACAAGTGGGTCGTGCAGATGGCAGTGGATGCCGGGCGATTGCCCGCTCAGGTGCCCGTACAGGATGCTGATGGTGACGACATCCTGGGCGCTGACGACAAGCCGGAGATGATCGACACGCTGGACGCCGTGCATGTCCAGTTTCCTGACTTGCCCGAGGACGACCCGAAGACGCTGGCCGAGGCGCTGGCGATTGCGACGATGAGCG